TCTTGCGTGAGTGGCGCACCCTCGCCAACGATGCCTACAAACTTCTGCAAAGCATTCCTGTATGTGTCTCTCGTCTTTTCACTGCGCGCCTGATACACGAAGTCCAAAAAGGCGTTTATTGCTTCTTTTGTGAGTGTTTGGGTTGTTTCCATAATGATAATTATATCAGGAGAGAGACGGAATAGCAATCATGAAACACCCCCCTGCCCCTCCTTCTGATCCTGTTGGTGGTTGCGCTGGCTATACTCCGTCGCCGACCGCTGACGCAGCATGACGAGTATATGCGGAACGAGTACGGCGATTTACAGCGTGACCTGATGGCGTTCATGATCGGTGAAATGAAGATTGATAAGTATTTGACGGAGTTGGAGAATAAATCAGTCAACTAGATTGCTAGTTGGTTCTAGGAATTGAAACAAGATGGCAAACCCGACAGGCAAAGGCGGATTTCAGGAGCGACCCCAGGACATAAATCGTGAGGGCGCGCCGAAACGCGACAAGCAGAATTGGCAGGCGACTATCAAGCGCATTACAGACATGACGCGGGATGAGGCTATTGCCTATGTCGGCCCCAGGTCGAAGATTGCGAAACTGTTGAAGGAATTGCCCGCCGATTTACCTATCAAGGATGCGCTTGTGTTCATCTCGATTATCCAATACGGGCGCGACCCTAACCCGCGGCTATTGGCGGCATTGATGGATCGTGAGGACGGCAAGCCGCAACAGCAACTAGATGTAACCAGCAATGGAGAAACGATAACGCCAAAGGTAGACCATGAACGATTTGATAGAGCCATTTCTAGCCTCGCTGATGCCGTCAGAGAAAGCATATCTGGAAAGGGTGCAAAACAGGACGGCGGCGTGGGTCCCACAGAGTAAGCCGCAGTGGTTAGCCTTCCTGTCGCGGGCAGATGAATTGTTCTACGGCGGCGCAGCTGGCGGCGGTAAGTCGGACCTGCTTTTAGGGCTGGCAGGCGAGGCGCACCAGCGGGCAATCATTTTTCGACGGGTGTTCCCTAATCTGCGCTTTCTGATCGAGCGCTCACGGCAGATATACAACGCGGGCGGCGAAAGCCACGCGAAAGACAGCTACAACGAGAGCCTGCATATTTGGAGATTAGTAAAAGGCAACATGGTCGAGTTCGGCGCAATGCAGTACGAAAAAGATAAGACAAACTTCCAGGGACGCCCACATGACTTCTTTGGGTTCGATGAAGCGCCGGAATTTGCCGAAAGCCAGATCCAGTTCGTCACAGCATGGAACCGGACTACCGACGTGAACCAGCGTGTACGTGTGATCCTGACTGGCAACCCACCGATAGATGAGGCAGGCGCATGGATCATAAGGCGTTATTCGGCGTGGTTAGACAAAACCCACCCCCACCCCGCGAAGCCTGGCGAACTGCGCTGGTATGCGTCGCTGGACGGCAAAGAACAGGAAGTAGAAAGCGGTAGGCAATTCGACTACAAAGGCGAAACAGTTTACCCGCGCTCGCGCACGTTCATCCCTGCCCTGCTGGACGATAACCCGTTCTACTCCGCCGACGGTCGGTATAAGTCTGTATTGCAATCGTTACCGGAGCCGCTCAGGTCGCAATTACTCAAAGGCGACTTTGACGCCGCGAACATGCCCGACCCGTTCCAGATCATCCCGACGGACTGGGTACGACAGGCACAAAAACGATGGGCGGAGAGGGAGCGACCCAGAACGCCGCTGACTTCTGCCGCCATTGACCCATCCAGAGGCGGGCAGGATAAGACGGCGCTTGCAAAGCGATATGATAACTGGTTCGATGAGGTCAAATCATGGCCTGGGGTTGTGGCAAAGAACGGCCCGATAGTTGTGGAGCTGGCGAGGCAGGCGCTAGGCGACGAAAAGCCGGGCTATATCAACATAGACGTGAACGGCATTGGCTCGTCTGTGTACGATCATGCTGTTGTTGTATTTGATAACGTCCTTCCGTTCAACGGCGCAGAAGGCTCAGAGTATCGGGATAAAAGCCAAAAGCTAAAAATGAGAAACAAGCGGGCTGAAATGTATTGGCGGATGCGGGATGCGCTGGACCCGAAAGACGGCGATGATATTGCATTGCCGCCGGACACGGAACTACTCGCGGATTTATGTGCGGCGAAATATGAAGTGACAAGCGCAGGCGTCAAGGTGGAAGAGAAAGATGACATCAAAGAACGCATTGGACGCTCGCCTGATGTTGGCGAAGCAGTAATGATGGCAAATTTTCAAGGCTTAGACCCCTCCAAGCTGGTGGATAGCATATAGGTGACAACATGGGACTACTCGACTATTTCGGACTGATGACGAAGAAATCATTTCAGGCGGAGATTGACGCTTTCAAGCGGCAATTCATGCCGTTTGAGAACTGGCAATTGCAGACGGCAGAGGCGGAGCGCTACACCTTGCCCGACCCATCCATATTCGGCAACCAGGCGAACCTGTACCGCAGGCTGCCCGCCGTGTTTATCTCGGTGGACATCGTATCGTCTGCCGCGGCGCTGACAGAGTTTAGCGTGGCACGGGTGATCGCAGAGAAGGAGCCGAAGGACATTCCCAACCATCCATTCGAGATGCTCCTGGCGCAGCCGAACCCGCTGGACAGCCGGTATGAATTTCTCTACGGCACGATTGCCTATTGGATGCTCAATAAGAATAGTTACTGGTGGCTCAATCGCGCCGACGAGTTTTCCGCGCCCGACGAGATTTGGGTGATCCCGCCACATATGATCATTCCTGTCCCTGATGACCGCATGTTCCTACGCGGCTATTACTACTATCCCGGCAACGGGGCAGAGATATTCCTGCCGCCGCATGAGATTATCCATTTCAAGGGATTCAACCCCTTTTCACGTTTCGTCGGCTTGTCGGCAGGTATCGAATCCCTGATGATGCTGGCGCAGTCCTACCTCGGCATGACGGGCTGGAATACGAAGCTGTACAACAAATCCAACGGCAGACTGCCGGGCATATTGTCGTTTGAGCAGATGGTCGCTGACCCCGTTTGGGAAAAGATCAAGAGTGACACGCGGGAAGCGGCGGAGAATCGCGACCTGCTCATGCTGCGCGGCGTCGGGCAGGGTGTCAACTGGCAGCAGGCCGCCGCAAGCGCCAAAGATATGGATTTCTACACCGGGCTGGATAAGATCGACAAGGTCATTATGGACGTGCTGGCACCCGGCGCATATACCATGCTATTTGAGAACGCCAACGAAGCCAACAGCAGAACTGGCCGGGCGACTCTGAACGAATTAGCCGTCTATCCCAAGCATGTCGTCATGGGGGAGAAAATCACGTCAGGGATTTTGCCTGCTTACGGCTCGGACAAAGCCCGTCCGCTTGTGGGTCATTTTGAGGACATCCGCGTAACGGACAGGCAGATGGAATTGCAGGAACAACTGGAATTTTCCAAGGTCCACACGCTGGCAGAGATCCGTGAGGAGTTCTACGGCGATGATCCGCTGGGCGATGATCGGGACGAATTGCTGCCGGAACAACTCAAGAACTATAAGAGTGAGGCAGATAAGGAACTGGAACTGGAAAAACAGAAGTTGAGCGCACAGAACGCACAGGCGCAAAACAACCAGCCTCAGCAGCAGATGCAGGCGGCAGAGAACAACCCGCCCGCAGAACAACCGAAAGAGGAAGCGCCCGCCAAAGCCGAAACGCCCATGATCGACGCCCTCGGCAAGTTCGAGCGATACGCCCTCCGCATGGTCGGCAAGCCGATGAAGTTTGACAATCCCTACCTGCCGGATAAAGTCGTCAAGGCGATTTTGGATGAGCTGAAGGACTGCCCGAACGAGCTGGCGGTCAAGCAGGTATTCCGGCGGGAACGGGACAAGCTCAGCCCCGTCGTGACGGTGACGCCTGCGCCGAAATACGACGAGTCGGCGCTGATCACCCTGGCGAAGTCGCTGAACGAACTGACGGCGACCTACAAGATGCAATCTCAGACGTATGCACCCGCGTATGTTTCACCAACGCCTGAAATGACATTTAATCTGCCGCCTACCCAAAACTACAATTATTTCAACCCACCCACCTATGAACCGCCCGACACGACAATTAATATCTCCAACCCCGTCGAAGCGGCAAAGCCTCCTGACGTGCAAATCAGTAGCCCCGTCACGATCCACCAGACGGTGGAGCCTGCAGCGTTGCAGCCTGTCACGATCAACCAGACTATAGAACCCGCCGCGCCGCCAGACGTGCAGGTGGTAAACAATATGCCGGAACAGGTAACGAATATTGCGGTGGAGAATAAGCTGCCGGAACAGAGCGCGCCGGTTGTGAACGTAGAGAACAAAGTAGAGCCGACGCCGATCAAGTTTGACCCGACCCTGCAAGCGCCGAATGTCATAGTCAACAACGAGATCAAGACACCGAAGGCGAAACGGGAGCGGCAGAAGGTCAAGCGAGACACAGACGGAAACATCGAAGGCACAGAAACGGAGATCGACTATGAGGAGTGATTCATGATCCGAGGCTTAGTTTATGGTTTGCCAATCGGCTTGCTTTTGTGGGCGATCATTTGTCTGGTGATCCGGGCATTGACCCATTAGGAGGTTAGAAAATGGCCAGAGCAGATGTAATCGCGGCAAATTCAGCCGATGCAGGACAGTACAACGGAGCAGGTACGAATTATGTCATTCGTGCAAATGACGGGACACTGTTCCTGATATTCGTTGACCGCAGTGTCGATGTCTTTTACACGAAATCCATAGATGGCGGTTTCTCATGGCGAAATCCCATCTCTGTTTTCACTGGTTCCGTTATTGCATTATCTGTCTGGTATGACCGGTGGAGTGGGTTGAGTACCGACATCATACACATGGTCTATACCGAAACGGGTGGCAATGATATTCTCTACCGCAACTTTGATGCAACGGTAGAAACGTTATCCACACAAACGACGGTGTTCAACGGTGCCTCAGCGGTTCAGCCTGCCGGGGCATTGAGCATCACGCGCGGCCGAGATGGGACGCTTCGGGTGGCTGGCTCGATTGACGCCGGGGCGGAGGATGGCGCCTGGAGCAGTACAGATACCGGCGCAACCTGGGGCGATACGATTGCAGACCCATCCGAAGGCGCAACACAAGACCAATACATGTTGCTGCCTGATTTCAATGCTGACACTGCCGATGTCCAATTGATCTTTTGGGATGCGTCGGCAAATGAATTGAGTGTCAAGCGTTACGATGATAGCGCGGATACCTGGACGGAAACAAGCATAGCCGCAAGCATGAGTGACTCGACGGCGGGCAATGGATTTCCGAACATGGCGGCGACGGTAGACTTATCAAATAGTCGTGTCGTTGTTGTGGCATGGAGCAATGTAGATACACTCAATGCCGACTTGCGATGCTGGGTGATTACCAATACGACCATTACAGAAACAACCGCCAATGTCGTCCTCAACAGCACAGATGATCAGGGGCTTTGTGCAATCGGGATTGATACCGATACAAGTACCTGGTATGTGTTCTATGCTGGGAAAAGCGACGGCTCAGAAACCTGGTTAACTTCAGTCAATGTCTATTACAAGACTTCGACGGATGCCGGAGCGACATGGAGCTCGGAGACGTTGCTAACAAATCAGATCCATGCATCGCAGTGGCTTGCCTGTACTCCGAGGTTTCCAACAAGCTTTGCTGTAGCTTACTATGATGATTTGCCAAATACAGATTGCATTATGGTGTCTGTTGCTATTCCTTCGGGCACATCTGGCGGCGGGCCGCTGATCAACGGGAGATTGGTTCAATCATGACAACACATCTCGGCTTTTACAATACATCCAGCACGCGCACGCATGTCCGGTTCCAGTTCTCCACCCATGCTTCGGCAGGCGGGAATGTTGCGCCGCTGAGCGCATTTGAGGCGGCAGACTTGCGGATTTACCGGGCAGCCGATGGCGCGGCGTTCTCGGCTACGCAACGGTCCAGCTCGAACGGGATCACCATGACATCGCCGTTCGACTCTCTGACCGGCTACCATGACGTTGATATCGACCTGACCGATAACACCGACGCCGGGTTCTATGCTTCTGGATACTTGTATCTTGTGGTGCTTGCTCCGGACACGGAGACGATTGACAGCCAGACGATCACAGGCATTCCGCTGGAGTATTTCGAGATCGGCGTGGCGAAGGCGGATATGACACAGATCCTCGGGACGGCGGTATCGACGCCTGCGACCGCGGGTGTCCTGGATGTGAACGTAAAGAATATTGACAATGACGCCGCAAGCGCATCCGGTACAGTGACGTTCCCAAATGCGACATTGGCAAGCACGACCAATATCACAGCCGGGACAATTACAACTGTCACAAATCTGACCAATGCGCCCACCAATGGTGACCTGACCGCAGCTATGAAAGCCTCAGTCAACGCCGAGGCAGATACGGCGTTATCGGATTATGGTGCATTGAAACCGACCACAGCGGGCAGAACGCTGGATGTGACGGCAACCGGCGAAGCCGGGATTGATTGGGCGAACATTGGCGGACCGACTACAACGCAGAACTTGATCGGCACCACTGTAAAGACTGCAACGGATGTTGAAACAGATACGCAGGACATACAAAGTCGCTTGCCTGCTGCATTGACAGGCGCAGGAAACATAAAAGCCGATGTCCTGGCGCTTTCTGGTGACGCAACCGCTGCCGACAATCTCGAAACCATGCTGGACGGTACAGGCGGGCAGGCGCTTTCCCTGGGGCAATTGAACATCTCTACCGGTTCCGGTAACGCGGTTTTTATCGAAACAACTCAAAACGGCATGGATGCTGTTGCAATTCAGAACGCACTTGGCAACAGCTCTGGAGCCGCCATCTATATCTACTCACAACAGGATAATGGCAACGCCGTAACTATAGACAGTGGTAACGGGACCGGAGATGCGCTATTTGTAGGCACAACCGGAACGGGTACAGGAAAGTCTATCAAAGCTCTAAACGATGTTGCTTTGCCCTCAGGTGATCTGGACGACCAACTACAGGCAATTGACAATTACATAGACACCGAAATAGCTGCTATTGTGACGGCTGTAAACGCAATCAAATTGAAAACAGACAACCTGCCGTCTGACCCCGCCGACGACTCGGACATCGACGCGCAACTGGCAGCCATCCAGACGGCAGCAAACGCCATCAAAGCCAAGACAGACAGCCTGACCTTCACAGTCGCCGGTGAGGTTGACGCGAATGTGCAATCTATCAACGACGCCGCCTTGACCGGCGACGGCAGCGGAACGCCCTGGGGACCGGCGTAAATGGATTTAGGCGCTTGCTGGCAGAGCGGTGTATGGTCTGCTGGCTCATGGGTCGAAGGCGCGTGGTGTCCTGAGAATGTATGCACCCCTGAATCCATTGGCGAGTGTTGGGCGGTTGTGTGGTGTTCTGGTTTGTGGCAAACAGGCGTCTGGTGCCCATCGACTACCACACCCGCCGGTAACTATGTACAACGTGTGATCGGCAGGACGACACGTGCTGAAGATTTTATACGTATTGAAAGAATTGACGTTGACGCTTTGCGCCGTAAGCGTGAAGAGGAAGAGATAATCATACTATGAGTAATCGTGCCAATGACGAAGTAGAAAGGATTGAAATGACACGAGATGAGATCTTGAATATGCCAGCAGGGTTTAAGATGGACATTCTTATTGCCGAAAAGGTGTTTGATTACCCCGAGGAAGTGATAAGAAACAACGGATTCAAGAAAGATGGCGACTGGATGGTTGGAACAATAAAGCCTTACAGCACAGACATCGCGGCGGCTTGGGAAGTGGTTGATAAAGCATACATAACTTCTTTGCGTAGGGTAGTAAACAACGAACCCGACACGCCCGCTTTGTGGCAGGCATTTATTTACGCAGACCCGAATTTGTCCGGCATTGCTTCAACCGCCCCGCTTGCCATTTGTCGCGCCGCGCTACTAGCAACACTGAAATAACGCTATGACCCTCCCTATCGACCTCCGTGTGAAAATCGCCCGCGCTGTCATTCGCGCTGTGCCCGCCGTTGTGCCGCATCTCTCTGAAGATGCAATCAAAGCAGCGGGTTATGACGGTATCCGCGCCGTGATGAGCGGCGCGATATTCGGCGCAGTGTTCGGCTACCTGGAAACAGGCGGATCAATTGCACCGTTTCTAAGCCGCATGGCAACGGCAGTCTCAAAAGCATACGTGCAAGCGGCTGACGTGGCTTATACCGAGGGCGGCGGAGAATTACCACTGGATGAGGAAACCGCCGCATGGGCACGGGAACAACTTGATGCGCAGCTGGCGTATATAGATCAATTGTTCGAGGATCTGAAGGACTTGCGGAAGTCGGGCGATTTCGACGCCGGGGAAGTGGCAACGGCGCGGGCGGAAGGGTACGCAAGCGGGTTGGACGGCTTTTACAATGAGGCGGTTATGAGGGGGTCGAAAAACAAAATGCTGACGTGGCACCTTGGGAGCACGGAGAAGCATTGTAAAACATGCGCCAGTCTGGACGGCAAAAGCCATCGAATAAGCTGGTACATTGACAACGACTATATCCCCCGCAAAAACGGCTGTGCATTGGATTGCGGCGGATATAATTGCGATTGCACGCTGACCGACAAAGACGGAAATGAGTTTACAATATAGGCTATGAAATTTACCTGCACTTGTTGTCACAAGGAAGCGAAATACAATATATTGCTATTTCGTGGAGAAAACGAGGACGGTTCGACTAGATGGTACATCCCTAATCAGTCAAGAAACGAAACCCCTGAACTACTAGAGGAGGTTTGGTTTTGCCCCTCTTGTATGAAAACAATTGAATCCAATTTCAGAGCGACGATTTTGTTTCTAAAATCAGCTAATGGTATTCTGTAAATAGGAGAACGGCATGAATATAGAGACTAAAGAAGTTGATATTTTGAGAGAAATAGCATATGCAGCCGAAAATTTCCAGCAAGTTAGTAGATACACATCCGGGGATTTTTCAAGAGTTTATGCCGCGCTGGAAAAATGGAAAAAATACAAAAACCAAGTTTCGAAAAGAGAATTAGGTGTTGAGTTACCCGCCGAACGGCTGGAAATCTTGGAATAAGGAGAATAACATGAACATAGACACCCTTTTATACGTTGCCGCTTTGGTCTGCTTACTGCTGGACGCGTTCGGCGTGGCAGCGAATGTCAAATGGTTCAGCCTCGCCGCGGCGTTTCTCGTGCTGTCGCTGTTGGTGTAGTTTGACCATCATCCACCTCTGCCCCTCCGCTTGGCGGCTGTACGATTTGCGCCGGTGGTCTGCGCTGGATCGGCATCGGGCAGAGTGCCGGGAGTGTTGGAAGAAAGAAGGAGCAAATGATAGCCCGTAAAGTTGTCATTGAAACACACAACAGGCGGTATATAGAGTTTGTTGGCGACCTAAAAACCATGCTCTATATAAAACAGGAATTAAAGAAGCCGAACAGTTTTCTTGTTATTGGCGACAATTACGGAGAAACAACGGTAACATCAGCCGAAGTAAAAAGGGTTGAGTATCAGTATTATGACGAAAGAATGAATTTGTAACCATTGTTACTCTTGACGATTAGAACAAAAAGACTATAATCCACGCCAGCCAACTAAATACGTACGCACCAGCCATATACTCGGCTTTGCCGGGTCGCTGATGTAAGACATCTATGCTCTATCAAGGGCGATGTGAATTGCAGATTTATTTCTGCTTCTCACATCGCCCTTTTTGTTGTTAATTCCCAAGTTTGAAGCGGGACTACCCCGATGAGGCAAGCGATGCCCGAAGTAACCGTCGCACAAACCGAGAAAGGAACAGTCTACACAATCCAGCCCGCGAGGATGGCAGTCAAAGCTGTCGGAGATTGGGAACTGGATGTTCTGGCGATCCCGTTCGATAGCGTGGACGCCGACGGGCAATGGTTCGACGCCTCAACCGACATCATGGCGGACGCCTTCCAGACACCGCTGGCAGTTTACCAACACGGCGTAGAGCAAGGCGCAAAAGGTTTCCAGGGGAAACTGATCGTCGTTGGCAAGTCTGTCGCCGGGTCTCTGGCGAAGAAAGCTGACGGCTGGCACCTGCGGGTCGTTCTGGATAAGTCTGTCGCGCTGGCAAAAAACATCATGGACGCGGCATACAAAGGACTGGTTGCCGTTTCCAGTGGCTCTATTTCTCACCTTGCCCGGCTAGATGTGGGGGGGAAATTGATCCCCTACGACAAGGACCGCAAAGGACGGATCGCCGTCTGGCCGCTGGCGGAAGTCTCTTTGTGGGAAAAGGGCAACGGCAATTTCCAACCGGCAAACCGGCAGGCAATCGCCCTGCCGGTCATGAAAGCGATTTACAGGGATGCGGGTGTTCCCTTCCCTGACGTAAACAAGCCATCTAGTTTTACTAACGGTTCCAGTGTCTATGCCTCAACTGAGGCGACGCGGGACGCGTGGAAAGCAGAGGTAACAAAAGCAAAAAAACACCTGGAAGCCCCAGGTAAGGATTTGAAATGAACGAACTTGAAAAGAAACTTGCGGAAATCCGCAAAGCAATGAAAGCCCTCGTCGGCGTGGAAGATCCCACTGACGAGCAGGTGGAAAAACTGACCGGCTTGAACAAGGAAGCCGCAAAGCTCGAAGCGCAGATCGCCGCCGCGAAGCAACTGGACGAAGCCGAGAAAGAAGATGCTGCCCGGATCGAGCGCGAGAAGCGTGAAGCCGTGGAAGCGGCAGTCAAGGCGGAGCAAGCCAAGTCTCGCCGGCTGCAATTCTCGGAAGTCCCTTATCAGACGCAGTTTTCCGACACGAACAAATACGACGAGCTGAGCGCAGGCGAAACCGCCCTCGTGATCGACATCCTGAACGCCAATGGTCGGCGTGTTTCCGGTGCAGCCTTCAAGGCGCTGACCCTCAAGATTGCCGAACTGAAAGATAACAACACCGACGAAAGCCGCAAGGGTGTCAACTACGTCAAAAACGCTTTCAAGGCGCACAATCCCGGTATCGACCTGGACCATGCCGCCGACGCAGTAAAGGCTGCGACTGACCCGATGTACTCGACCGGCGCAAACATTGGTACGGATTGGGTCGGCACGGCGTATTCAAACCAGATCTGGGAAGCCATCCGTGGGCAAAACGTGGTTGTTGATCGTGTTCCCTCGATCACCGTCCCCGATGGTTTTTCGTCCATCTATATCCCGCTGGAATCCAGCGACCCCACCTGGTACAAGGTGGCGGAAGCAACCACGGCAGATTCGACCCTCAAGGTTCCTGCCGCGACCATCACCGCTTCCCAGATGGCGACCGCCAACAAGCAACTGACGCTCGGCAAATTGGGCGCACGTTCCATGTACACCGGGGAATTGACCGAAGATTCTCTGATCCCCTTCGCCCCCCAGCTCCGCCAACAGCTGACCGTTTCGGGCGGCAACACGCTCGAACACATCATGATCGACGGCGATACAGAAACATCCGCATCGAAGAACATCAACGCGATTGACACGACCCCGACCGCTGGAACTGCTTACCTGTTCCTCAATGGTTTCCGCCAACTGGCATTGATCGCCAACACCGCCAACAGCCGCTCGGCTGGCGGCACGCTGTCTGAAGACGATTACGTGGAAACACTGAAGCTCCTGGGCACGGCTGGACTGGCTGGTGCAGACCCCCGCGCCGTCGCGTTCATCGTGGATTACAACGTCCACTATGCCAATATGAAACTTACGTCCGTCAAGACCAAGGACGTGTTCAGCGCTGCGACACTTGAAAACGGTTTCGTCCGCCGGATGTTCGGCTATGAGGTTCTGCCCGCCTTCCAGATGCACAAGACATCTGCCAAGAGAATGGCGAATACCTCAGGCAAGATCGACGCCGACACAGATTCCAACAACACGACCGGCGCAATTCTGGCCGTCCGCTTTGACCAGTGGAAACAGGCTTTCAAACGCCGAATGACGCTTGAGACAACCCGCATTGCAAACGCTGATTCATGGGAGATCGTCGCCCTGGTTCGTTGGGGCATGGTCAACCGTGACGATGAGGCCAGCGCGATTTCATATAACGTCGGAGTTTAATACCGACGCTGTAGCAGTTCTCGTAAATTGAGCGTGGCGGAACTGGCATACGCAAGAGGCGACCCCAAAAGGGTTACGGCGAAAGCCTTAAGAGCGAACGTTAGCCAAGCCGAAAGGCAGGGGCTTGCAGGTTCAAATCCTGCCGCTCAATTTACGAGAAATCAATCCTGATACGAGAGCCTGATGAGTTGAAAAACTCGGAGGCAAAAGGAAACTAGACAATGGCAAACAATCATTACCCCTATCTCGCCCGCGGCAACCAGCGCCAATTCACTGCTACGACCCGCACCACATTCAACATCGATAACGGCGCAGGCACGACCGCAGACGATGCAAGTGTGGGCCCGTTCCCCTTCGACTGCTGGATTACTGACGCCCGCGCAGTCTACACCGAAGCGACCGACACGACCGGCGCGGCTTCCGCCAATTTCAAAACCGGCGTAGCTGCCGGCGGCGCAACACTTGTTGCTGCAACTGCCCTCGAAGCCCTCAAGTCCATCGGCGGATATACATCGGCGTCGCCCCTGGCGGTGCTTGTTCCCGCCAACACAACGATTTGGACCCGGCACACCGGCGTAGCCACAACGGAAGTCGGGCAGTATTTCGTGCAATACACCATCCTGCCCAAGCCTTAGAAAGTTAGTTCGTGGATCTGTCGCACTTTAAGAATTTACACGCGGGCGAAACCGCCCTGATCGTCGGCAACGGCCTGAACCTGCACCACACTCCGCCGCATTGGTTCAAGTATCCAGCCTTCGGGATGAACACGATACACAAATGGATCGACTGGAACCCGACATATTACGTCGCCGTTGACCACCGGGTCTACCGGGAGTTTGGCGAGGAGATAAGCAGGAAGTACAAGTACATCCCTAAATTCGTCCTGTCGAACAAGCTGGACGAGTGGCAGGGTGACAACTTTGTGAGATTTCCGCAAAGCCTCAAGAGCGACATAAGGCTGGACGATCTGGAAAACGGTATCGCAGGCACAAACGTGATGCACTTCGCTATGCAGTTGGCGTATTACATGGGCTTTACGACGCTGCTGATTATCGGGATGCAGCACAAACTAGACGCAGCGAAAGCTCACTTTTGGGGCACAGATGACGGAATAAGAAACCCCGCGCCGCTTCTGGAATGGTTCAGGATGTACAGGGAGATTGTCAAGGGAATGGCGGCGCGAGGCGTGGGGGTTCTGAATATTTCCGAGGATACGTATGTGCCAGATGAGGTGATCCCGCGTGGAAATTGGAGAGACTATGAAAAAAGTAAGGTTCTTACAAGACTTTCAGGGTCGCGAGACTAACGAAGTCTTTTACAAAAAAGGTCAAGAGGTGGAGTTACCCGACTCGCAAACTCAAATCCTGCTGGCTGATCGGCGCGTGGAATTGGTCGATTTTCCGCAGCCCCAAACGGCAAAGGAATTTCTTGAGCCGGTTGTATTCGAGAATGTGACCGATGTTGAAACCGAAACCGCCGACGTATTCAAGGATGGCGGCAGCGTGGAAGTGGTGGAACCTGCCAAGCCGCAGGCAGAGCCGAAACGCAAACGAGGCAAGAAATGAGAAAACAGGTTTTCTCTTGGACAACCGACGCAAGCGGCGACGCGACCGTTGGACAAAGCACGTCTAGCGCACAGGCAACTGTTTTTGGTTTGCTTCGTGCAATCGCCTATCTCCCCGGCACTACGGACACCGGAGCGACTGTGACCGTTACTTGTGTTGGAAACATAACATCGACCCTGCTTACCAAAGCCACCGCCGGGACATCCAATGTGATGTTCTACCCGCGCATTGTGCAGAACGGCAACACCGACGGCGCAGCCCTGACCGGGACCGCAGGCGGCGACCGCACGCAAATCCTCATGGAAGGCAAGATCAAAGTTGTGATTGCGTCCGGCGGGAATGGCGGGGCTGGCTCACTGGTTGTTTACTACGAATAACATGCAGCTCGCAGACTTCCACAACTACCACCGCGGGCAAACCTGCCTGATCGTCGGCGTAGGTCCAAACCTCCACCTGACGCCGCCAGCATGGTTTGACTACGTATCTTTTGGCGTCAACACCATCTACAAGTATGACGGTTGGAACCCGACCTATTATGTCGGCGTGGATGAACGCCTGCGCCTCGAAGATGGCGCGGCAATTGTGGAACGCTACCCAGACACGCCTAAGTTTTTCCCGACGCCGGATTGGGACGAATTGAAGGGTGAGAATATCTACCGCTTCAAGCACCGCGCCGGGATAGATTTTGTCGTCGGCGGACATCTGCCCTCTCACCGCGACGCACTCACGCAACACGGCATCACCTACCGCCGCATTATGGACGCGGTATTCCAGATTGCGTGGCACATGGGATTTACGACCATGCTCATGATCGGCGTACAGCACAAGCCGAACCAGGGGAAGCACGACGACACGGCGCACTTTTGGGGCGATGATTTGAGGGCGGTACAGGACCAACCGAATACATGGTGGTTTGATGGCTACCGCTACTTTTCCAACATCCCCGGTATCCGCGTGCTGAATATCTCAGAGGATACCTACGTCCCCAAAGATGTATTGCCCCGCGATGATTGGTGGAAGTGGGCGAATAACCCGACGGTGACGAAAGCGCCGCATTATACCGAGTGGGTGCGAGCATGAGGCACATTACACTTTTCCTCTCTACTTTGTTCTGCATGGTTGGAACGGTTTTTATCTCTGTTGGCGTTGCCCTGGATGAACATATTGGGCAGACAACCATTAATGCGCTTTGCAAAAGTTTTGACGAAGTGTACGACTGTAAAAACCCATTTGTCGAGGCAGCGAAAAACAAATGACCACGCGCCAAGTAGAAACCGCCACCGTTCTAGGCACCGTCACTGGAACAGGCAACGCCTCTGTCACCGTGACCGCCTACGGCATAGGCAACAGCCCTAAGACGATCTCGGTCGCAGTCACGAACGGCGATACTGCCTCGGTAGTCGGCGGCTTGGTGCGTACCGCCCTGGCGTTCGATACCGATGTTGCCGCGATGTTCCTGGTATCCGGCAGCGGCGCAAATGTGGTCCTGACAAAGCACGTCGCCGCGGCAAACGATAGCACACTCAATATCGCCATAGACAACGGTACATGCACCGGCTTGACCGCAGCGCCGACCAGCACGAACACGACCGCGGGCGACGGTCTCAATCATGCCTACTGTGCTATCACAGACGTTCGTAATGTGGACGTGGTAAATGTGACCGGCGCAACACACGATGATTTGATGACGAAAGTTATCAATGGCGTGTCCAGAAAAATAGATCTGTTCTGCGGGCGGCGATTTTATTACATATCCGAAACGCGCTACTACAAAGCAAAAGACGATTACTGTCTTGATGTAAATGATATTGCTTCGTCAAGCGGCATCACGATTGAAACCGACTTGAACGGCGACGGCGTTTATGAATACTCATGGTCGAGCACAGATTATTACATGGCTGGCTATAACGACGTTCTTGACAACTGGCCTTACAGCCAGATTGAAATCACACCGCAGGGCTTATACACATTTTCCAAGCAGCGCAAGGGAAACAAGATTACCGCCCCGTTTGGCTGGCCTTCCATTCCTGAGCCCGTTGTTTTGGCTTGTATCCTGCAATCTAGCCGAGTTTGGGCACGCTTCAAGACGCCGCTGGGACAGGCGGGTGCGTCGGCTGTTGGAATGATTACTCTCGACATTCCTGCACTTGACCCTGACGTAGAGGAAATGCTTATCCAGTACAGGAAGTTGACATGACAGGGCAAATACAAGAAATCGACCTTGCTACAAGTGCCATCGCCACTGTCGCCGCCTCTGTGAGTGGAGTAGACGCCGCGCCTGCCTTTTCGATATTCAATGTCCGCGACAACATTATTGCACTAGTCTACCCAATGACCAGCGAAACGATAATCAGCGAGTTAGGCACAATGCAGGATTTGGCAATGATTGCCTGTGATGTACTAACCCCGTTTGTGGATGCGCTCAATACTGACTATCAGGGAATTTTAGTAATTGCCAAGAATATCAAAAAGGCGTTTGTAAGAGAAGTTTCTAACCATAGCGATGGAAGTGCTGGAACATTCTTTAACAACACTATTAGCGCGGTAACTACTTGTCGGCTTGAGTTTCTGCCGTATTACGTCTACGGCAATACGCAATATATCGGCTACCGCGTAAGCCTTGAAGATGTGAAGTTGAAATACGACCTATGACGCAGCTATCCATCCAAGTGACAGGCGCAGAGTTGGTCCGCCGTGGCTTACAGGACTTGTCGGCGGAAATCCCGCAGATTGGCCGCCTGCAGATCTACCAGACCGAGCAGGCGATTGTGCGGCGCATGAAAACGTATCCGCCTCCGCCGGCAGCATCCACCTACGTTCGCACAGGCACGCTGGGCGGTGGCTGGATGATCACGCCGCTCACGAACGGCTACACCATCCGCAACGACGTGCCTTATACAAAACACGTCGTCGGCAACGCCTACGGGTTGGAACAGGCCTGGATGCACGTTGAACGCTGGCAGCTTTTGCGGGATGTGAACGATGAGGAGGTGGCGAAACTGCCAAAAGCAATTGAGGACAATATCACGCAGGTAGCACGGAGAGTAGGACTATGACAATCAAACTGATTTACACAGGACGCGGAGAGCATATTTTCCACGTGCCGTCGCGGGATCTGACAGACGAGGATTTCGCAGAGCGTGCGGAATTGTGGCAGGAACACGGTATCACGGATACCGTGCTAATCGAGAGCGGGCTATACAAAAAGGTCGAAGCGGCGCAAGCCGAACCAAAGAAATCAAAGCGCGGCACAGCAGCCGCCGAGGAAGGTGAATAATGGCGGGTCGAAGAAGTCTCAGGTTTATCCAGTTAGGACGCGAAAGCACGGCGGGTACATCTGTCGCCGCTACAACCATCTGGCGCGGTGTTGGAACGATCAAGGATAATTTTGCGGTTACACCTGTCAGTGAGGACGTGGGGATCATCGGCGGGACAGACGCGGTAAACAATCCGATGAAGGGTGGAAGTCTCGCAATCTCGCAGACCCCGGCGACGTTTGAGCAGTTCTTGCATATCTTGGAAATGTCCGTCAAAACGGCGACGCCCGCACAGGACGGCGCGGGTACGGATTATATCTATACCTATGCCTTCCCGACTACAAGCGGCAACACCATCAAAACCTACACCATCGAGGGCGGCGACGATACAGGTGAAGAGGAAATGCCGTATTGCTTCGTCAACGACTGGACGTTATCCGGCAACGGGCGTACCGCCTGGCAGTTACAAGCCAATATCCAGGGGCGCGAGGTTACAGCCAGCACGAAAACAGGATCACTGACCCTGCCTGCCATCAATTACATGAATTTTGGTTTATCCAAGCTGTATATTGACGCGATTGGCGGCACGTATGGATCAACGCAAAAATCCAACACCCTGAGAGGCGCAAGTATCAAATTTGTGTCTGGAATACAGCCGAAGGACACCGCTGATGGGCGTTTGGATTTCTCGTTCGTACAGGGCACAGATTACACATGCACGGGTCAATTGGAGTTTGAGCATGACTCCATCGCGCTTGCCAATAAGGTGGACTGGCGCGCCCTGACCGCCCGGAAGTTGCAAATCAAGATCGAAGGTACGACGGCATTTGCTACTCCCGGCACGACATACAGCGTCCCGACGGTGATTATTAACCTGCCTATTCGGTGGAGCAACTTCGAGAAAATTGGAGAAGCGAACGGTAACGACATTGTCCAGGGCAGCTTTATGTCGAAATACAACACAACCGCCGCAGGAGCGGGAAGCATTATCAACGTAGTTGAACTAAGTGCGGTTCCTTAGTAGAAAGCGTTTGGAATGGATCAAATCAGATTTGTAATCAACAGAAATAAAACGGGCTTGACCTGGGAAGAGTTTGAAACAATCGAGTTAGCCCAAGAGGGCGATGTGAAAATGCGCCGCCTGCGTCCGCTCGTGGCGCGTTTCATGGTTGACGAAAGCGGGCAGCCCCTCCCCCATGAGCAGGCGATCAAGGTGCTTGGCAAGCTCCCGCTTGATGAAGTCAAGGACGTATTCCAGAAGTTTGCGGAGGCGATGACTAACAGCGCCGTCCCTTTAGCGAACAGGACGCCCTCGAGCTCGCCTTCCGCAGCAAATTCGGCGGCTCCGTCCCCGGATGGGTTATCAAGCTAGAAACGGCGACGGATTGGGGCGTGCCGCCGTGGGAAGTGGACAGGATACCCCTGACACCCTGGCGCTTGTTCGTGTGGCGCACGCGGCGAAATCTGTACACGGCGGAAGTCGTAGCGAAGCGGGAACGGGAGCGCGAGGAATTAGAACAAAGGTTCAATAGATAATGACCGCTGAAGTAATTATTGACATCATCGGGCGAGATAGTGCAAGTGGATCGCTTGGCAACCTCGGCAACATCATTACAGGCATTAAAAGCGCTGTTGATTTAGCCGGGGACGCTTTCCGCACGTTTACAGGTTTTGCAGGGGAAGGACTTGACGCGATTGCAAATTATGAGCGCATGAGTGCGTCCCTGCAATCTCTCACCGCCTCTCAGATCCTGCAAAGTGGTGCGGTTGACGACATGGCAACAGCGATGGAGATGGCGGCACCAAAAGCGGAAGAATTATTAGGGTGGATTCAGGAAATAGCAATCAAATCCCCGTTTACAAGCGCGGGGGTTGCACAGGCTTTCCGCATGGCGGAGGCTTACGGGTTTTCAGCCGATGAGTCAAAAAGATTAGTACAAGCCTTGATTGATTTCACAGCAGGCACAGGCGCGAGTGAGTACGCCATGCAACAAATCGCCCGCGCTCTTGGGCAAATCAGCGCAACAGGAAGAGTAACAGGCGGCGATATGTTGCAATTAGTAAACGCTGGCTTGCCTGTTACGCAAATCCTAGCCGATGGGTTTGGAGTGACTACGGCAAAAATAATGGAAATGCGAGAGAAGGGGCTGTTGCCTGCTAAAGAATCCATCGAAATGATTACAACCTACCTTGAAACAAATTTCCAGGGTGCGGCGGAGAGGCAAGCGAACACGTGGGCAGGTTTAAAGGGTACGTTTGAAGATTTGAAAACAATGGGTTTGCGGGAGTTTTTCGGCGGCTTGTTTGATGTTATCCAGCCTCTAGCTGTTGAGTTTTCTAGCTGGCTGCAAACAGAGGGAATGGATAAATTGCGCGAATGGGGTGCAGTCCTGGGTGAGTTTACTCAAAATATCGTAGACAAAATCCCCTTAGTGGTCGCTAAGTTAGAAGAGTTGAAAGCGGCGTTTGACGCGGGTGGTTTTACGGGAGTGATGCAGATACTTGCGAATGACCTAGGGGCAGCTTTGACAGACGCAATTTCAAACATTGATTGGATCGGAATTACAGACAGTATTGACGCAGCCCTGGCGAGTGCTATCCGAAATCACGATTGGACCGCCTCGGGTCAATCGTTCGGCGCGATGTTGGACGGCGTTTTAGCGGGGAGTATTGACAGCCAGGATTCCACCGCCACGCCCGCGCTTGTGGATGCGATCAATAACTGGCTGCTGGGTGCGGTCGGTGCGGTGAGTTGGGACGAGTGGCGCGCGTCTGCAAGCGCGAAGATCAGGGAGTTTATCAACGGGGTTGTGGAAGATTTCAAGAATTGGGTTATCGCGAAGGCGTGGGAATCTCACAATGCCTGGGTAAATTTCTGGATGAGCGCCCTGGATATTACGCCGATTAGTGACTGGATTAGAGGAATTATTGACAAAGTAAAAAATTTCCTCGGCATTTCCTCCCCCTCTACAGTCTTTTATGACATCGGGAGAAATATCGTACAGGGGTTAATTAACGGGTGGGATTCGATGTTCAACGCATTCCAGACGGTTGTAAAAAATGCCCTGCAAGGATTGCTAGATGCCACGATCAACCCAATACTAAGCGTCCTCGGATTGGATACTATCAACCTCGGCGGCTCCTCTACCGGCTCGGTCGGCGGGCAGGCGGGCAGTTGGGGTGGCGGCAGCACAACGGGCACCGGCACGCCTTCCACCGGCGCTGCGGGAACGGTCGTCAACCAGTACTTCGCAGGCGCGACGATCAACGTCGGCTCGTGGGATCAAATCTCCTACGAATGTCTCTCTCCCAATCCGTTTGTAGGCGCAACATCTAACCAGCTTGTCACCGGCTCGGTCGGCGGCGGGCAAGGGACGCCGCACTAACCCACAGGGTGCTTCGCTATGGATCTCAGACTGCTTTCATGGAATGGCAATAGCATCAACAACGGCACGCCGTTCTTCGCGTGGTTCCCCAGGGGATCAAAGGTGAATTATTCAGGCAATGTTGTTACCGTCCCGCGCGCGGGCAACTATCCGACCATCAACGGCATTGTACCTAATTCGCCAGTTTTGCAAATCGGCGTCAGGATTGCCGAGGGGCAGAACATCAACACGAACCGCGAGGTATTCAAACAATACTTTAATTTCGAGGACGGACAGCGGCATAACCTGATTGCAGAGGACGGGTCTGGTGGGACCCAATGGTATCTGACCGGGATCGTTCGCCAGGTGAACAACGAGGGCAATAATGAAAACTCGTTCCTGGTCCTGATCCAAACCGAATACCCTTACTGGCGGCTCGTCACGGCGACAGATACGACCTGGAGCGTTACAGGAACCGCCCAGACACAGGCGATCACCAACGCCGGGAACATCGCCGCGAAGCCGAAACTGACCCTGACACCGACCGTCACGAAATCGGGCGGGCTATCCTACCGGCGGCACGTGGCGATTTACAACAACCTGGATGTGTCCTACATTGCGCCGCTGGACATCACCGCAGGCGGATTGAACACTTCAGCCCTTGTGGCGGATACATCGGTGAGTAATCAAATCAACGTCGGCGGGGGCATTACGAACTCGGCTACTTCCTGGGCGATCGACACCGCTGTGGGCGGAGGACTGGCCACCACCGGCGGCGCATTTTACATGGGTACTGAACAATGCACTTATACGAGTATCGCCGCGGGCACTATTTCAGGCGTAACGCGCGGCGTCAACGGCACAACCGCCGCCACTCACGGGGATAACACCGTCATGACCCGTTCCAAGGTAGAGGCAGACGGTGAGGATTTCCGGGTGTGGAAAAATAACACCGAGATCGACTGCTGGCTTTACAACATGAACGCCTCGGCTACAAAGTGCTGGGTCAACGAGAGTTTATCCCCTCGCCAACTCGCTACGCTTTCCGGGTCGCTTGCGAACAATTCCAGCGACGCTACCGTGTCATTCAAGCAGACACGGGCGAACCTGGCTGTCTTGCAATTCCTGAAAAGCGCCACCGAAAATTATTTCATGATCGGGACGGAGATCTTCCGCTACACCCCGGCAAATATCAACCTTGTGACGTATTCCATTACGACCGTCAAGCGGGCACAGAAAGGCTCGAGCGCGGCGGGGCACTCTGACGGGGATACCATCCGATACATCACCCTTTTGCAGATCCTTTACGGCGATTCCAGCCTGGGCGCGCCGGACGTGGACGATGGCAATAAGCCGATGATCAGCCTATCTTCCACTAATGGCGCCTGGAGTTGGTCGAACTTCTATGACGAGGATGAGCGCGGCAGAACTGCCGGGTGGCGGGGCGAAGTGCTTGCCTCCCGCACAGGGCTATCCTACGTCTACACCGCCTCAGAGAATACGTTTGCAACGCCCTCGGAAACGCTGGGGCTGGCGCTGATCGGCTCGATGGACTTCCAGGTGCAAAATGAAACAGGGACACTGGATTGGATATTTAGCCACCCCGCAGGGATTACAGACATCACCAACAGCGGCAAGAAATACAACACCGCTTCGTGGCCTGCCGTGATCGGGCTGCAATACCTGCAACCGAACGCCGTATGGTTCACGGCGTACAACCACGACGCGCCCGCATTGTCGTACTTCTGGGAAGCGTTCGGACCCGTCACAACCACATTTACCGCGCCCTACCCTAACACACTGCGCTTTGTGATCGACGGGCTGCTCTCTAGCGCCCTGGGTGAAGCGGCGGCCATCCAGAACGACACTATCACCGCGACCTTTGCCAGCGCGAACCTGCCGACAATATCGGTGAGCGCGGAGGAAACAGTCAACTTCTTCGATGTGAAGATCACGAATAACACATCCGGGGAATATCTGACAGTGAAAGTCCCTTGCGCCGTGAATGACACCCTGACGATTGACTGCGAGAACAAGGCGGCGTATTTGGGCGACGGCTCGCCGGTGGCTGTGACGCTCTCCACCGACCGCGCCGAATGGCTGGACCTCTCACCCGGGTCGAATACGCTGCGCTATGACGATGTGGGAACACAGGCGGTGACTATGCATGTGATCCATCGGGACCGCACTTTATGACAAATAAAAAGCCCCTTGCGGGTCCAATCTTAGCGTTTCAGTGTGTCCAGCCATCCAGGTTGATTGCCACTTGCGACGAAGTTCCACCAACGCTCGGAGGCGTCTATCAACGCGCATTTCTCTGGATACGGCAGACTCTTGATTTTCTCAACAAGTGCCGCGCCGTTAATGTTCCATTTTTTATCAAGCCCGTCCAGTTGGATTCCGTCTTTGACCTCAACCCACACAAG